CTAGTGGAAGGAACAGACCCGAATGCGACCGGTACCGGAATGGGAGGCTCTGAAGGCTCGACTGGAAGCGGAGCGCAGGAGCCGACAATCACCCAAGCCCAGCTTGACGCCATCATCAGCCGAAAGCTCGCCAAGGAACGAGAAAAGCTCGAAGCGGCCCAGAAGGAAGCCGAAGACGCACGAAAGCTAGCCGAAGAGAACGAGAAGAAGCTGAAGGAAGCTCAGGAGAAGGGCATCACCATCGGACTGCTTCAGGCGAAACGCAACCGCATCGCCGAACAGTACGGGCTGAGCGCCGACCTGCTGCCAGCCGAGGAAGACAAGCTCGACGCCTTCGAAAAGCAGCTCACCACAAGTATCAACAGCCGCACGCGCGTCACCCCCGTGACCGTCGAGCCGACGAACGCCGCACCAGACTGGCTGGGAGCCGCCCATGCGTGACATCCGAATCCTCAGCATGGTGATGCGCGACGAAAACATTCCGGCGACCCTTTCAATCATCGACGATGACGTGGTGGTAGACTCACCCATGGAATTGGACAAGAACGCGAAAGACAAGCTGGTAAAGCGTTTTGCCGAGCATCTGTTGCAGCTAGGACTCGCACTGCACGACTGGAAGGAAAAGGATTGACCGACGAACTGAAGCCGCTCGCCACCGTTGAAGACACCGAAGCATACCTGCGGCACACGGTGCCAGCAGACCTCGTGGACTATGAGGAACGCAAACGCGGAGCCGCATCCAACGTGCTACGCATGATGTACCGCAACCAAGGCGACGATTTGGACAAGCAGGTAACGGAAGACCCGCTCACCCGCCAAATGGTCGCCGACATCATCGGCGTCAGCGTCGCACAGGACGTAAGCCGCAAAGAGTCCATGTCCGAAAGCGACACCGACCTGAGCGTGTTTAAAACATTCACGCAGACGGCTGGCGGCTACAGTTTCACCGGCGAATGGCGAGGCAACACGGATGACGTGTTCTTCACCAACAACCAGCTCAAACAGCTGGGCGTCGGACGCGCCACCATATCGAGGTTCCAGCTCTGATGCACTACGGACTCAAAACGCACGAAATCACCGTCACCACCGGAGACAGCCAACACACGGTCAAAGGCATCGTGACCGCGAACACCACAAGCGAAGACACCGGCACCTACGACAACATGACCGAAGTGTCCTCGCTCACCGTCCACGTCACCGCACCCGACACGCCGCCCGAAATCGTCGGCGGCGAACTCGAATACTGCGGAACGCCATACCACGTCACCTCAATAAAACCACCAATCGACTCCGGAAACAGGGTCATGTTCAACCCGTTCAAATGGAGCTTCAACGCGAAGCAGGTGCAATACTGATGGCACAGCTCAGAGGCGCGAAAATCATGGTCGCCGCACCGAACGCGACAACCAATCTCGTACTGCAATCGCCGGGATTCCAGCAGGAGTCCCGGCGCGTCGCATCACAAATGATGCCACAACTCCAAATGGACGCCTACAGGGACAGAAAAAAACCATCCATGACCACATACCGCACGCTCAGCAGCTTCAAAGGCACGCTCCGCGCGGGAACGGAAATCAAATACTACAAGACGCAACATTCAGGCGACACGCTGAAAGGATTCGGACTGTGAGCAAAGACATGGAAATCATCACGGACATCATCGGCGGACTCGCACAGCAGCTCAACATGCGCGTCTACGACAAGTATCCGCAAGTCAAAAACGCCGAACAGTATCCGCTGGTAATCGTCACCCGCCAAAACGCCTCCGACACCACCCCATACATCAGGCACTTGGACATCTCCATTACCGTCGTTACACGGGAAAAGGCCGGAGACGAAACCGACACGCTCAGCGCCGAAATCGGGGACGCCCTCACCGACTGGTACAACAAAAGCCTGTGGGACATCATGGGAGCGCCACTGCTCAACACCACCAACGTCCAACCCACCAAGGACGGACGCTTGGCGACCGTCTACGACTACCAGCTGGAGTATCTGACTTGAAGAGCACACAGGAGTCCGTCGACGACCTCATGGAAATACTTTCACCGGCAGCAAAAGACATCATCACCGACGAGCAGGTCAAGCAAGCCCAAGCCGCCGCCAGCAGCGGAGACAAGCATCTGGCCGGAAAAGTCTTGGGAGACATCTGGAAGCAGGTCGCGGAAAAATCCGCTGGATTGGAGCTAGAACGGCTCGACTCCGACGCCTTCGGCAAAAAAGTCGGATGGTTGACCGGAGAACAGCGTTCCGACAAGACAGTCCGCAACTTCCTCGCCAAATACAAGCGGGAACTGGCCGTCAAACCAATGCAACAGGCCACCATGAACCTGTTCGCACTCGACTCCACCACCGAAGTGGTGCGCGAAGCGGTGGGCGAAACCTGCTCGTGGTGTCTCGAACGATGCGGCATCTGGCATCCCTACGACGCCAACCATTACGGCGTCTGGGTGCGGCACGCCGGATGCGACTGCAAAATCTACGTAAGGGACAGCCTCACATGAACCCCACCATCAACAACACCGACCCCCAATACGTCGAAAGCCCAACACGGCGCACCAAGGCGAAAGCCGAAATGGTACGCTGGTATCGCCAACAACGCCGCCAAATGGCCGAACAGTTAAGGAGAATCTATGGCAGGAAAGACTGAAGAAGCCCTCTCAAGCCGCATGGAACAAGTCAACAGACTCATAGACAAAGCCTATGCTGACATGGAGGAATACGCGCGAAGAGCCGAAACGGATGACGACGACCGCGAATACAACATGAGCATGGCCGTCAACGCGCAAAGAAGCTACGTCAGCTTCATGAACCTGCTCATGACCATGACCAAAAACTTCGACGAAGCGGTCAAAGTGGACTCGCACAAAAGCAAAGCCACCGCAGCCAAAACCTCCAAAACCACCCTCCAGAAACTCGTAGCGAAAGAAGCGAAACGCCCATGACACTCACCACAGTAGACGAACAGACCATATCCTTCCCATGGATTGAACTCGTCAAAAACGCATACGCCATGCGCGCGCGCGTCACCAACTTCAGCGCGGTCGGCAAACGCAGCTTCACCCGCATACTCTCCAAAGCTGTCGGCGGCGTCAACTCCTACTTCCTCATGCAGGACGGCGACCCGCTCAGCACCGACTACCTCCCATCCGAAGACCTCCACTTGGACAAGGTAGCCGCAGTAGGTTTGGACGGACGCTGCTACGACGAAAACGCCGAGGAAATCAACGAAAACCTCCGATGCCTCACCCTCAGCCACGCGCCAGTCACCGACCAAGCCGTGCTCTTGGCGCAGCGCGCCATGGTCATCGAAGGACTCATCTCCCAAAACCTCGAACATCTCATGCTGCCAGAACCCGTCGTGGTCGGCACGTCGCCCGACGTGGTAATCAAAACGGACCCGACCAAGAACCCATCCGATTGGACGAAATTCGACGCCAACGATGACCACGACACCATCGTGCGCCCCGAAGTCAAACGACTCAGCCAATGGGATAACGGACAGCTCAAAACACTCCTGCAAAACACGGCGCTCAGCTTCCAGATGGAAACCGGACTCCCACCGCAGGACGCGCAGATACTCGACACGCTCGGAGCGACAACCCAGTCGCTCGTATCCAACAGGGAAAGCTTCGTCAGCCGAATCTACGTCATCAAACAGGATTTGAACGCCGTCTTCGAGCCGATGGGCATCACCCTCGACTATGAACTCACGTTCCCGCAGACCGCGCAGGACATCGCATCCATCGGCGACGCCTACGGCAAGGGCGCTGACGCCGACATCCTCAAGAAGTATCAGGTGGTGTGACATGCTGGTGAAGAATCCAAACTGGAGGGCGAACGTCCGGCCAACATCCGACGTGGCAATCATGGCCGCCGAGTACGTGAACTGGGGTCGAGGCAACGCAATCCTCCCGTTTCAGGTCGAATTCCTCAACAACGCCTTCCAACGCAAGAAGGACGGCACTTGGAAATACAAGCGCGTCGCGTTGAACATGCCGCGTCAGAACGGCAAGACGAAAATCCTCACAGCCCCAATCCTCTACTACCTGTTCGTGCTCGGATTGAACGTGCTCGTCACCGCGCATGAGCAGATTGCGGCGAACAAAATCATGGAGGATTTGAAGGACGCCATCGATTCGAATCCAGAACTGAAGGCCGAGGTCACGCATTTCAGCACCACCATGGGACGCGAGCGCCTACAGTTGAGGAACGGCGCGTTCGTCCGGTTCCGTTCCCGCAAGAGCGCTTCCGCTGGCATGGGCGGCACGTTCGATTTGGTCATCTTCGACGAGGCGCAGGAACTCCGCTCCGAATACGAGGCGATGATTACCAAGACGTTGAAGACGCGCCGCATGGCGATGATAATCTATACTGGCACGCCGTTCCTCCCCTCGTCCATCGGAGACACGTTCAACGTGTTCCTCGACAATGCCGAAGAGGATGACATGTCATACGCTGTGCGCTACGGCATCGATGACGAGACGGCGGACATCGAAGACGAGCAATTGTGGGCACTCACCAACCCGCTCTACCCGGACGTGATTCCACGCGAAGCGTTCCTCACCGACGTGGCGATAGCCAAACAGGGCGGCGCGGACGGACTCATCGACTTCCGCATCCAAGACTTGGGCCTGTGGTGGGCTGACAGCATCCCTCCAGCAATCCCGATGGACTTGTGGGACAGTGCATACTCCGACCTCCAACATGACCGCGATACGCTCGTCTACGCGCTCACCTTCGACCCGGCAACCAGCACCCTCGCCCTGTCCGTGGCAGCAAGCACCGAAGAGGTGACGGTCGGCTCCCAGCATTACGACAAGTGGGCGTACATCATAGGCGAAATCGTAGACGAACGCCCAACCACCGAATCATGGCAGTGGGTGGTTGACGAACTGAAGACCCGCCCCCGCAAGACCACGCTCATACTGGATGCCGGAGGATTGAACAATCCAATCAGGGACATGCTGCCGCGCGGATTGAACGTCATCCAATTGACCGGCACCGAATTCCTCGCCTCTCAGCAGGGATTCCTCGACCTGCTGAACGAAGGACGGTTCAAGCATACGAACAACCCCCAGCTGACCGCCGAGGTGCAGAACGCGCAGAAGCTCAAATCCGGTTCGGATGACCAGTGGAAGTTCGCGCCGATACGCAAGACCGAAACCACGGCCGGCTTGAAGGGAGTGTCAATCGCCGCATGGTATCGCGGCGTCAACCGTCCGAAGGAACGCAAGGTCAGGGAGGTGATAGCGTAAATGGGCAAGGACACCGGACTATACCACCGCAACCGCGCCATCCTCCGCGAACGCACCAAACGGACGGGAGCGCCCTGCTACTATTGCGGCGCACCTTTCTACTGGGGCCGCAACGCCGCGCATCCGTTGGCGTTCACCGCAGACCATGTGATACCGCGTGCCGCTGGCGGAAGCGACAGGATGGATAATCTTGTGCCCGCCCACATGCAATGCAACAGGGCGAAATCGGACCACATAGCAAGTCCGGCGACACGCCGAACACGCACCGCCACGAGAAGATGGTAGAATGGAAACCGCTATGCAGCAATGTGTAGTTCCTCTCTTGTGATTCTGGTTGCATAACACCCCATTTGACGAAAGTCAAGTGGGGTGTTATGCTATGTCTTGGAAATGGTCGGTAGACAATCGGAGCTTCGTTACCATGCCAAAACCGACCGTCTCCCTTAAAATGTACTGACTTGAACCGCCCGGCACAGTCGTTAAATAATGCACGGGCATACCCACTGGGCGACCGTGGGGTCGAGGCGCACACAGCCGACAAGAATGTGGTCGAGGCAGGTCGGAGCCGCAGAGACAGAAGCCGACGCACGCAACATCCAACCACGTCAGAAAGGCAAACAGTGTCTCTCGCAACAATCGACCTGAAGCCGGGCTTCGTTGACCGCAAGCTGATTTCCGAACAGCCAGCGGCAGGTGCGCTCGCAAAGATTTCCAACAGCACTCCAATCGACCTTATCGGCACGCAGATGCAGACCATCGACTTCACGGGCGAAATGGGCATCTTCGGCGAAGGCGCGTCCAACGCAGTGGAAGCCGAAAAGAAGAAGTCTTCCAACGACGCCACCAACGGTGTCGTGACCATCAACCCCATCACCTTCTACATCTCCTATCGCTTCCCGAAGAAGTTCCTCCAACTGTTCGGCGTCAACGGGACATACAATCCGACCGACGCGACCTTCCGAGCCGGTTCCCCGCAGACTATGCTCCAAAGCATCGTCGCGCAGCCGTATCAGGCCGGAATTCTCGACCAGTACCGCACCTACGTGAACCGCGCCATCAGCCGCGCCCTCGACTTCGCCGCCATCTTCGGCGTCAACCCGGCAACCAAGGCCGCATCCAACGTCGCCCGCACCAACGGCTACGTGCTCGACAAGGCCGGAAACATCGACTACACGCCGGGCACTGGAGCGGAAGCCGCCACCGCGTTCAAACAGGCCGTCCGTCAGGTCGCCGCACAGGGCGACGCATCCGCACAGGGCGTCACCACCTCCGCCTACCTTTCCGACATCGGCGACGGCCTCACCACCGTTGGCACGCCGACCCAGTATGCCGCGGAAGTTCCGCTTATCGGCAACATAGTCAACCTTGGCGGCGTCACCCTCGCGGCATCCAACACCGTGTCCGATACCGCCGCGGCCACCGGCTCCGGCAAGCTGACCAAGAAGGTTCTCGATGCGGTCATCGGCGACTTCGCTAACCGTTTCGTGTGGGGCGCTGTCCCGCTGTCTGGCATCGAAGTGTTCGACTCCGGCAATCCGGACAACTCTTCCGATGGCGACTTGGGTGCATCCAACAAGGTGCTGCTCCGCACCGAAGTAGCAATCGGCTGGGGCTTCATCGGCGGAACCGGCAAGTTCTACGCCATCAACCACGCCACCGAGTGACACCATCCACACATATGGGCGGCGGCAACGCCGTCCATCCACTGATTGAACGTAACAACGAAAGGAATTGAGATGGGTGCAAAGCAGTCTTCCGCAAACGTAACATTCTCCAAGCCGGGCACCAGTGCCAACAAGTCCGGTTATATTTGGGTCGCCCCATTGGGCACCGCCCTCCCCACCAACGCCACTACCGAACTGGATGCGGCGTTCGTCGGCCTTGGCTATCTGTCCGAAGACGGTCTGACCGAACCGGCATCCCTCACCGCAGGAGACGATATTGTGGCCGCTGGTGGCGATACGGTCGCACAGGCCGACCCGACGTTCTCCAAGACGTGGACGGGCACTTGCATCGAAGCCCTGAACGAAGACCTGATTAAGGTCGCCTACGGTTCAGCCAACGTGACGGTCGAACAGGCGTCCTCGGCAAAGGATGGCTCTATCACCGTCAAGGAGCAGGCTGGCGAACTGGAGCATCACGTCATCGTCATCGACGAAATGCTCAAGGGCGGCCGCAAGCGCCGTAACGTGATGACCGATGCTACCTTCCTCCTCACCGGCGACATCAGCCACGTGCATACGGCTCTCGTGAACTTCGAGTTCACCATCAACGCCTATCCGACCGCCACCCAACCGGCACAGACCCAGTACATCACCATCCCAAAAGCGTAAGCTCTCCGAATTCGACGCTGACAGTCACCGTATCCGATAGTACGGTGGCTGAAGGCGGAGCGATGTGGGTGGTCGGAGACTGGGGACAAGCCGCACCATGGACGCGTGCTGCAGGCGTGAAGATGGTCAAGGGCGCGAATGATGTCTATACCGGCGAACTACTCCTCACAAGGGACACCAAGTTCGACATCAAGATTCTGAAGTCCACGGTCTCTACGACGAGCGGCGGCGATAATACTTGGTCTGCGGTCAGGTATGCCAGCACTCTGAACAAGTCCGCGTCGCATGATTTCGGAGAGTTCACCGACAATCTGATTCCCAACGGTAACTTCGACGAAGGAAAGGTGAAATAGACACCTGCTGACCTAATTAGCGAACGTAATAATGCTAACAGTAAGCCGAATGTCATGCGGCTTGCCGAATCGACATCAGTAATATCCGACGTGTTCGTCATTCCGCCTAACCAGACGTTGCGACTCACTGGATATTGCATGGGCTGGAATACTGGGAAATCTGGCACGCTCTTGATACAAGTTGTCTCACCGCAACAGAAAGTGTTGTCTGAGTTCGAGTGTGAGGTAGGCTCCCCGAAAACTTGGGGTTCATTTAGTCGGACGTTTACAACAGACGGAATACCGTTGGAATGCAGTGTCAAACTGACGAACAATGATTCCCCAGCAGCCTTGCTGTTCGACTCGCTCAGTCTTGTCAGTCCGTGACCAACATACCCCATGCCGACCACGGCGTGGGGTATACTTATATGGAAAAACGTTTCACGAAAGGAAGGCCAATGGCAAAACGCAAGCCCACCATCACCGCAGAAGACTTCAACGACAATTGGGGCGACGCCTACGCGAAACTCCTCCGCAACCGCAAATTCCAACAGGCCATCCACTCCGAAAAAGTCGAAGACGGCGTGGAAACCATCTGGCTTGTAGACAAGCTCATGCGCGGCGTGCTGAAGGAAAACAAGTACGAAGCGGTCATGAACGCATTCGATGATGACGTGCTCGACGCATGGGAATACCTCTCGGGAAAATTGCCAGCGCTTTTGGATTCACAGTCGAAAAACTGACTTACGCGATAAACCCAGACAAGTGGGATAGCCAAATCTTGGCAGATTTCGCAAGCCAATACGGCAGTCCCAAAAACTACACCATCATAGAGAGAGCCAAACTCATAGGCACGTTCGGAGCGACGGCACGACTCTTGGACATCATCCAACAGTCAACCCTAGCCCCCTACAGCGGCAAGGGACGGAAACCGAAAAGCGTATTGCCGGAAAACCGGAAGAACACCAAGAAGGAGGATTACGAACTCGATTCGATGAACACCGAAGACATCAACAAGGCGTTGGGTCTTCACCGAAAGGAATAGGATGGCAAAGGGCAGCATCGCAACCGCATGGATACGGGTACTCCCATCATTGGAAGGCCTACAATCCGCATTGGTGAAAGCCAGCAAGGGCGCGGTGCTCACCCCCACCGTCCAACCAAAAATGTCAGGGACGGAAAGCCGCATGTTCAAAGACAGCGGCACCGGCCTGTCATCCATCTTCTCAGGCTCGTTCGCCAAGAACCTCAACCTGCAAGGCGGTGTGAAGGGTGCGCTCAACGGCGTGTTCGCATCCTTCACCACAGGCGGACAGCGTTCCGCCAACGCCTTCGGCAACAGTTTCAGCAACCTCGACATCGGCAAATACCTGAACACGGCGGCAGCCGTCGCCGGAATCGTATCAGTCTCCCACGCCGTCAAGAACGTGACCTCCAACGTCATCGAACTCGGCAACCAGTGGGGTCAAACCACCGCCATGCTGAAGAACGCGGTAGGCGACGCGGGCGACTATAAGACCTCTCTCGAAGATTCGCTGAAATATGCGAACGAGGTCGGCGTATCCACGGATGATTTCGTCCAGTCGGCATCCCGACTGCGCACGCTCGCGCCAGAAGTCGTAACCAATTACGGCGATGCGGCCAAGTTCACGAAACTGCTCGACATGAACATGGTCAGCACTGGCGCGTCCACTCAGGAAGCGTCCAGTGCCATGCGCCAGATTACACAGGCATTGGGCAAAGGCATCGTGAACGGCGATGAGTTGAATTCCATCATGGAGAACTCGCCGCAAATCGCCCGAATGCTCGCCAAGCATCTCAACGTGTCCGTAGGCGAACTGAAACAGTTGGGCAAGGAAGGCTCCATCAGCGGCCAAGCCCTCTACGATACGGTGCTTGAAAACGCGGACGCCATCGAAAAGCAGTTCGACGCCATGCCCGTAACCGCAGACCGCGCATGGAACAGCATCAAGAACACGGTCGGCGCAAGGTCGGCGGAAGCCGCCACGGCATTGTCCGCGAACCTCGGCAAAGCGCTGACCGCAATCTCCGATTCCGGCATGGCCGCCACCATAGGCGAAATGCTCGCAGGATTCGTGCCATTGTCGAACGCGGCCGCCACGTTGGCCTCGACGTTCGTCAACCAGCTCACACCAGCCGTCAACAAGGCATTCGACCCGCAGCAGATAGAACGGTTCCTCGCACCGTTGACGAACCTTATCAGCGCCAACTCGCAGAATGTCAACATGCTGTCCAGTCTGGGAGATGTCCTCAACACGGTAGGAACCATCGGAACCACCGTCTTCAGCCTCATGGTCGCTACGAACGACAGGTTCGCCTCCCGAATCCCGTTCATCGGCACCGCACTGGTCGGCGTGAAGAACGTGCTTATCGGATTGGGTTCGTCCTTCACGAACGCCTTCGGCAACGCCATATCCGCATCCTCCATCGTCATCGACAAGCTTGCCAGCGTGGCGGACGCCATGTCGAAAAGCGTCGACGAATCCATTAAGGTCGAAAACGCGCTCGGAAGGTTCAACGTCGCATACATTGACCTGCAGGATGATGCTCTCGGCTTCGGAGCCGACGCGGCCAAAGGATTCGCCATGGTGCAGGGCGCGGCAGAAAACCTGCGCAACGGCGTCGGACAGGTGTCCGGTAACATTTCCCTGCTGCGTTCCGGCCTGAACCAGATGGGCGATGCGGCAGAATCGTTGCCGCCCGAATTCCTGAAAGCCTTCGAAACGTTGAGTACGCAGGTGGACGTGGCGTCCGGCCAGAAGGCTCCGAAGCTCATTCAGGCGTTCAGGGACATTCGCATGGCCGCGGACGCCATCATAGTGGACTCCACTGCGTACAAGACGCTGGACTTGGCCGCACGGGACGCCGACATCTACCGCGACAAGCTCACGCAGGTCGGACGCGAACTCAAAGACCTCACCGGCCTGAACATTCCGAACGTGTTCCTCCCCTTGGTCGGCTCTGCAGTACAGGCGTCAGACCAAGCGATGATGGCATTCGGCAACCTGAAAACGGGACTCGCGAACATGGGTCACGATTTTACGAATGCTTGGAGTTTCGTCGGCGACGATTTCAAGGCGCTCGCCAACAGCATTTCCGACTCGTTCGCAACGAGGATTGAAGTGTTGAAGGCGGATGTCGAATCCGGGTTCGCCATCATGGTGTCGAATGTGAAAGGCAAGGCGTCCGAATTCAAGACGGCGTTCGCGGAAATGATGGACACGACTGGCATCGGCGACGTCGTATCGAAGGTTTCAGGCGCATTCGACACCATGGTGGAAGGCGTGAAGTCGAAGGCGTCCGCCCTTGGCTCCATCCTGTACGAACCGTTGCAGGGAATGTCGGAAATCATTTCCAATGAGTTCGGCGGCAAGAATCCGTTCGCCCCGCTGGCCTCCGCCGCGAAGACGGTCAGCACCGGATTGAAGAGCACGTTCGGCGGAGCCGTCTCACGTCTCACGGGACGTTTCGCACCGTTCGCCGCCTCAGGAAAGGCCGCGTTCAATGCGGTCGGCTCCGCGGCGCTGAAAGTGTCTTCCGGCGCGTTGAAAGGTTTCGGCGCAGTCATGAATGGAGTCGGCGCGGCAATCGGCAAGATTGGCGGCATCGCATCATCCTTGGGCGTGACGGGCGCATTGTTCACCGGCCTGACTACAGGCTTCCAAACCCTATTCAAGCTCGACCCGTCCCAGATGACAGGCAAGTTCGACGAATGGCAGAAAAACCTCGACAATACGCTTACCGGCATCCAAACGAAACTGCCAGCCATGGCGAGCGCGTTCGCCGCAGCCCTACCGCAGATGGTGGCGAGCATCACCGCCGCATTGCCGGGCATCGCCAACGCGTTCATGAGCGTCGGACAGACGCTCGCACCAGCGTTGATGACGATACTGCCGCAAATCACCCAAGCGTTCTCCGACATGTTCGCCCAACTGCCCGCTTTCATCGCCACCTACGGCCAGCCGATGCTGGAATCGTTCGGCACGCTGTTCGCCACACTCGCCGGACAGATTCCGTCGCTCATGACCTCACTCGGTCAGTCGTTGGTGGCCGGTATTCAGGCCGCATTCAGCGCCATCAGCGACAATAGCGCGGCGATTGCCGGATTCGTCAGCGGATTCGGCGCATCATTGGCTTCCGGCATCCAAACGTTGGGTTCCACCGTGGTGGCCGCGCTACCGTCCATCGGACAGAGCATCGCCACCGCACTGCCGACGCTGATTCCAGCCTTGATGTCCGCCATCACCAGCGTGATAACCTCACTGGCCGCAGCACTGCCGGGCATCGCCGTAGCCATCATCAACCAGCTGCCAGCCGTCATCGGCGGCTTGGTGACCGGCATCATCAACGGTCTGCCGATGCTGTTGAACGCCTTCGTCAGCATTGTGACCAGCATCGCCGCGAACTTCCCGAGCATTTTCATGGCCGTCGTTCGCGCGATTCCGGCGATTATCTCTAACATCGCCCAACCGTTCGCCGGATTGGGTGGTCAGATTCTTGGCTTCATCAGAAGCATTCCGGACAAAATCATGGACCTGTTCGCCGATGCCGGCTCGTGGCTGCTGGACTCCGGCGCGGCGTTGATGGACGGTTTCAAACAGGGTATTCTCAACGCGGTCGAAAACGTGAAGAGCGCGGTGAAGGGCGCGTTGCAGAAGGTTCGAGACTTCTTCCCGTTCTCTCCTGCTAAGGTCGGCCCGTTCTCCGGCTCCGGCTACACGTCCGTGTCTGGCGAGCATCTTATGCGTGACTTCGGCAAGGCCATCGGCGCTCAAGGCACGTTCGTGCGCGGTCAGGTCGATGACGTGCTGAGTTCGTTGGATTTCGACCAAATCAGTCCATACGACTTTGGCGTGGTGTCGAAGCCGCGGCTTACCGACTATACTGGTAAGGTAGCGGCGGCACAGCCCACTGGCGGCGTCCACATCGACAATGTGGTCGCAAGCCCGTTGAGCGACGTGGAACTGGTGGCCCGCCGATTCGGATACGCTTTGAACAATGAGATGATTGGAAGTGTCAGACCTTGAGCACCATAACCGTCACCGTGGGCGACATCACCTTACATGGCGACGCAGGATATGATTTCACGCTAACCTCCATCAGCGGGTTCGATGACCTGCCGTCCGCCAAAACCGAGCAGGACGCTTGGCCTAGGGCAGACGGCAACGCCATGCCCGGCACCACCTATTATGACGGGCGCACCATCACCGTCGAAGGCTATTATGCTACGTCTTCGGTGGAAGACACCGATTTGATGATGCGCCGCCTCCGTGGCATGGCCGGACGTTTGGTGACGGTGACGGTGCAGAAAGGCAACGCAACCGCCTTGCATTGCGACGCGGAAGTACGGTCCATGACCGTGGACGAATACCGGTATCGTGGCAAGGCTGCGTTTCAAATCGGCCTTCTGGCACCATCCCCATATCTGCTCGCACCATTACGGGCGGCCACCACTGGCGTGCCGACCGATGGCGTCGGCATTCTCGACCCGCTGACCGCCCCGTTGACGGAAGGCGAAGTGGGCAATCCGGGACGAGTCGCCATCACCGGCTCCGGTTTCGCGCCGACGCATCTTGTCGTGAAAATCGGAGGCGGACTGTCCGAAGGTGTACGCATCCACTGCGTCGAAACCGGCGAAGCCATCGAATTCCACCGTCAAATCAACCCCGACGAAACGATGGTGTTCGACTTCGACGATGAGCGAGTCCTGTTTCAGAACCAGTCGGATTTGAGCATGTTCCTGACCGAAGAGAACTGGTTCCGCCCAACCGGAGACTGCACCATCCAGTTCACGCCATTGGGCGTCCAATCCGGTACACCTACCATGACTGTCGAATGGAATGAGGCGTGGCGATGAAAGTGTATCTTGCCGACCTGCTGACCGGACGCCGCATCATCCCATTGCCGCATGTTTCCGCAGAGTGGGAGATGAAGCTGAACGATACGGATTCACTGACTGTGAAGGTGCCGATTTACGCAAGCTCGGATGACACGAGGTTGCAGTATGTCGCGAACGACGCCCGTATGCTTGACCTGCGCAATACCGCCGCCATCGGCAAGACGGTCATGGTGGCTGAGGATGACGGGCTTGCCGTGGGCGGCGTGCTCATGCGCCGCGAATATGACGCTGATTCGGGAACGCTCACCCTCGTCGCGTCGGGCATGTGGACGTATTTTGACCATAGGACGATACTGCCGGCGAAGGCGAAAGGCAAGAGCCTTATCAGACCGGACGGTTCGCCCGACCCTCAATATGACACTTCCTATAGGAACGTGACTTGGAATACGGTCGCACGCAATCTCGTCGAACAGGCGATGAGCTGGCCCCATAGCAGCGTGCCAGTCGTGTTGGAGGCTCCTGAAACCGGCAAGTCCGAAGCGAACTATCAGGCGGTTGACCTCAACTATGTTGGCGAAGTGCTGACGAACATCACGAACCATCAGAACGGCTGCGACATCGGATTCTTCCCCATGCGCACCGCTGACGGATTGGGTTACGAATGGCATATGAAGACCGGGCATCCGCTGCTTGGCAGCGAAACCCACTATTTCAGCGCTTCAGCCATGCAACCGGGCATCGCCTCGTTGTCCGCCACTGATGACGGCGACAAGCTCGCCTCCCTGCAATGGTTCACGTCGGGCAAGTCGGACGATAAGACGCTCGTCGCTTCAGCCTATACGGACATTCTGGAGAAGGCCGGAGCGCCAGTCTGGGAGAGCGTGGATTCCAGCCATTCGACGGTCAAATTGCAGAACACGCTTCAGGCGTATGCGAACGAGGCTGCTGCTATCTACTGGCAGCCGGTGTCGTCCACTGAGGCGAAAGTGCATCGCGGATATCTGCATTCCGTGAATCAGACGCTCGCCAACTATACGGTAGGTGATTACATTCGGTTCACGACGAAAGGCGACTGGTATTATGTGGATGGCGCGCACACGCGGCGCATCACCGGCATCAAAGCCGATGAAAGCTCGAATTGGATTACGTTCACGTTGGGTGACGTGTTCGACGGTGTGAAAGTGACGGTGGACAATGGTTGACGAGATTGTCGTGCATCAGGGAGAGTCGGCTGACGGCATCGCTCCAGTGGCCGAAGACGACGAAATGGTCATCGACGTGAAGAATCCAGCTCAGGCCACCAACAAGCTCGTAGCCACGTTGAACGAGTATGGTCGCCGGTTGCGTGAACTGGAAAGGCCGTCAGGCTCCCAGCTTACTCAGGCTATTCAGAAGGTGTTGGACATCAGTGAGAACATCGACCAGACGGTGACCGCATCAATCAACAGGAACTCGTATGACCGTGCGACCATCGACCAAAAGTGCAATGCGTGGAATTGGGGCGTCCTATCGCAGGGACGCGGCGGCACGAATACGACGAACGCCTATGCCAACCTGTTTTCCGTAGGCTCGTGGCGTGCCGTGTGGGCATTGTCCGATGGCACGTTGGGAACGGCCCAGTCATCCCGCAAGGTGAAGCAGGATTTCATGATGCCGGACATCACGTTGGAACAGATGCGTGCCGTCGATTGGACTCTCTACCGTTACATCGACGACGTGAACCAGCGCGGCGATAGTGCGAACGTGCATTTGGGCATGATTGCCGAAGATTTGGACGATAACGGCTTGGGCTTGTTCGTCGAGTATAATGATGATTACGAGCCGTGCGGCATCAACTATCCGATGCTCGGCGTGTGGGCGATACATGAGGCCCATCTCGCCCATGACCGTATCGACGAATTGGAATCGCGCCTGAAGGCGCTGGAAGGAAAGATTGATAATGGCATTGAGGAATAGTATCTTCGCAGTGTCCGGGAAAGCGTCGTTTATGGATGCGCGACGCGACATGAGCGGCCTGTTCGTCTGCGATAAGACCACGATGCTGCCGATTGCCGGCATTCTCGACCGTTCGCAGGACAATCTCGTCACCGGTAACAGTAATTCCATGAGCGTGACGGTGCATCCGTTCAACGCGATATTGAACCGTTATGGCGCGCTGCTTATCCAGAATGATGGAAACGTGAACGTGCAGCTGGCTGCGGCTCCGTCCGCTAACTCGCGTATCGACGTCGTGTATGTGAAGCAGAACGAGACGCGCTCGCCAATGTCGGATAGTTCGGACGTTCCGGCGTTCGGTGTGGTTAAGGGTACGGCTGCCGCCGTGCCGGTCGCACCGGCTGTTCCGGCTGGCGCTTTGGCTTTGGCACAGGTGCTGCTTCCGGCTGGCGTGTCGAACACGGCTGCGTCCGGCGTGGTCATCACGCAGACGTATATTGGTGCGGCCATGAAGGGCGACATGCTGCGGGTACAGACTTCCGACCAGCGTGACGCTCTGACTGGTGTGCCTGAAGGCACGCTGCTGCATAATGTGGCCGATAATTGCGATTATGTCAGAAAAGGTGGTAAGTGGCGTGGGTGGAACATGCCGTGGAGGGATATTCACCTCGACAAGAATACCGCGAACGTGTGGGCTTCCAATGGTACTGCGCACATCTACGTTCAGACTACTGACATCGACCTTACCGGCTGGGGGTCGTATGTGACCGTCGCGCATGTGAGCAACAGCGCCTTCTGTCCAGACATCCAACAAGGCATTAATGCGTGTACTGGAAATAGCTATTTCCCGACGTTTTTGGGCATCTACCCCGATGGAGATGTGAAAATCGGATACGCTGGCGGTCAGGTTGGAAAACGTTCCGTATTGTCCGTGCTCACTTACAATATCGGCTAGGCTCTCCACTCCCTGCACTGCCATCCTCCGGTCACGCCGGAGTATATGCTGTTAGTGTTGCCCAGCATGATGATTTCACCATTGGGGCGTACGAAATTGCACCAGTTGGCGTTGACTGCAGCCACTACACCAAAGTTGATGGCGGTGGGACTATCCCCGTAGGGTCGCCATCCGGCCGGAACGGTTTCATTCGCAAGAGCGTGATTCTGTTGGTTTGAACTATCGTATTTTACACTGCCGCCCACGATGACCGTATCCCATTCGCGTGAGAGCCACCACGTATCCTTGGTGAATGGCGCCTTCACGCTAATGATGTCCCTCGTCTTGGCCCACTTGCCGCTTGGAGTTCTGACATAATCGCAATTATCGGCTATAATAGTGCCATATGAGCACCGACATCATCGTCGCCCTAGTGACCGGATTATGCGCCATCGCGGTCGCGGCGGTCACTTGGGCGCAAAACAGACGCGGCGACCTGAGCGAAGCCTACAGACGACTCTCGGAAGCCCAATTGAACATGCAGCGGGAAGTCGACAGGCAGGACGAGAAGCTGGCCGCATTCATTCATGAACGCGACGCACTCCGCTATCAGGACGATTTGAAAACCTCCTACATTCGGGCAATGGGACATTGGCTTGGCAAACTCTGCCAAGTGTTGGACCCAGAGTTTTTGAAACAGCATCCGAAGCCACGACTGCCGGACGGTCTTCGCGATACAATAGAACCGTTGGACATCAACGAAAGGACATGATTCATGTTTGAAAAGGATTTTTGGGTTGACACGCTTGAACGTGCAATCCGCACCGCATGTCAGGCGGCATTGTCGGCTGGCGTGGTCGGTGGCGTCGGCCTGTTTCAGGTCGATTGGCTGAACGTAGCTGGTATCGCGCTTGTCGCAGCCGTCGCGTCCGTGTTGACGTGCGTGGCGTCCTCCGGCAAGACGGATGCCATCAGTCCGGCTTCGCTCGCCACTCCATCCAAGAGTCTGGTGACGGGCAAGCATGTTGCAGGCAATGAAACGGAGGTTTCTGAATGAGGTTTGTGGATATCAGCAATTGGAAGGCTGACATTGACGTTTCCAAGATTGACGCCGATGGCGTGGTAGTCCAGTGTACTTGGGGTGCTGGCGAACTGACGACGGACAATGGTCTGGTCGAGTCCGTGTGGACTGGTGCGGATGCGAAGATTCAGGCCGCTGCCAAGCGTGGCCTTGCGGTCGGCTACATGCATTACATTCGTGGCGTTGGCGCTTCGGAGGAGGCGTATTTCTTCGCCGGGAACACCAAGGGCTATCTTGGCAAGTTCGTGCCGTGCGTTGACTGGGAGCAGGCCGATAACGCCGCTTGGGGCAATCGAGCCTATTTGGATGAATTTCTCTACCAGTATATTCGACTGACCGGCGTGAAACCGCTCGTGTACGCGCAGCGTTCCGAAATCCCGTTCGTCAAGGACATTTGCACCAAGCATGATTGTGGTATTTGGGAGGCGTGCTATGCTTCCATGGATGCGGTCGGCTGGCAGGATGCGGATTCCATTTGGTCGTATGTGGCGTATCCGATGCGCCAGTACACGTCGAACGGTCATATCGGCGGTTATGCCGGTTCGCTTGATTTGAATTATTTCGCCGGTGACAAGGCTGCATGGGACAAGTATGCGTGTGTCGGCGCGAACACTCCGGTGAATCCGGCTCCGTCCATCATCGAATCTCCCGCTCCGACCGTAGTGGCGTGCACGTATGATGTGGCCGTGGATGCAATGAACGTGCGTACCGCACCGTCCGTGAACGCTGATGTTGCAGCCCAGTATGGGCGTGGACAGCAGGTTGTGCTCGACGGTTGGGGTGCTTATGCTGACGGCTATCTGTGGGGACGCTATGTGGGCGCTTCTTCGGGCGAATACCGTTATGTGGCCGTTGGCACCGAGTCCGGTGACGAATGGTATTTGATAATTCGCTGACCTTATAGTAGAATTGGGCTGTTGGTGGTTTTTCACCATCAGCCCTCCTTTGGTTTCTCCGCTCCCAGCAAGGTTTTTCACCTCTTCCTTGCTGGGAGTCTCTTTTTTAGTCATCCAGCCATATGCAAGCCACTATCGCCATGGCCGCTATCGCCACATACATGATGAAGATGCGGTCGTCCCATGCGTTGCAACCCCACATGATGGCTGCTACGAATGCGAGCAGGATGATGGTGCAGACGATAAGTTTCAGAATATCCATCAGAATCTTTCACCCTGCTCTTCCATTTTCTGCTTCATGCGCCACACCTTATGGTCTATCATGCGCCGCAGGTCAGATGGTTTCAGCTCGTATATTTCGACCAGCAGATTGAAGCATATCTGCACATCGGCCATTTCCTCATACAGGTTTTCGATAAGCTCGTTGCGGCTGACCGTATTGTCGGGGTCTTCCGGATTGAAGCGTTTGAGCTTGCTGATTGCCTGAATGAGTTCGGCGCATTCCTCCATGCAGACGGTGGTCTGCGCGTCGGCACCATACCGTACGATGCTTCGCGTTTCCACGGTGCTTTCCTGCTCCGGGCTTAGATAGCATTTGCTGCTGTTACGCCAGTCTCGTTCAATTGCCACCGCGCAACCTCCAACATTCGGTGCAGAGTCCACGATATAGGACGCTTTCTTTCGTGGTGAGTTTTTTCATGCAGTGATAGCAGCGTTGCGTGACGCCTGCGACCATTTTCCTAATAGCATTCATCTGGATACTCCAATCCTTCCTGCCTGTTCTCGTCCGTCAATGCCGAATCGATGTCCTGCTTGCAGGTTTCGCACAGCATTTCCGGATACCATTCTTTTAATGTCATATGGCATCCGCAGTTGAGGCATTGGCGAGGCATTTTAACATCCTTCATGGCAAAACCTCCACAGCCGGTTGCGGAGCCTTCTGGTTCTGGTAGTGTCCGACCATGCCGTAGGGTTTCCTCGTCGCATCGTTCAGATATTCGAACGACACTTGCCCGATTCTCATGCCGGGTTTCAACAGGATGGGGAAACTGTTTTCGTTCTTCAGTTCGACGGTGATGGTTCCGATGAATCCGGCGTCGATGAATCCTGCTGTCACGTGCGTGCAGAGTCCGAGTCGGCCAAGGCTGCTTTTCCCGTCGAACCGTGCCATCATGTTGTCCGGTAGGCTGATTTTCTCCACTGTCGCGCCTAGTACGAACTGTCCCGGCTGAAGCGTGTAATACCCGTCGATTCTTACCGGTTTGGTGTGGACGCCGTGCAATGTGTGGTCGCCGCCGTCCGCGTAGCCTACAACATTCTGTGCAGAGTCAATGGTGAAGATGACGATGGTGTCCTGCAATGTCACGTCATACGAGTTGGGGTTCAACTGTTTTTCAGTGTATGGCATGATAAGGTCTTGATGGTCCACGCACTGTTCGATGGTGATGTCGTTCAGCATTTCTTTTCTCCCTCCTGCATGAACGCCAATGCCATGGTAAGGTAGGCGATTGCGTCCAAATACGAGTCTTCTTTACTGTGGTCGTATTTGATGCGTTCGATTTTCAGTTCGGCCATCATGATGGCGACATCCACTTCCGCATCGTCGCAGCCGAACCATCGTTTGGAAATGTTCTGGAACATGATGCGCGGATTGCCGTATTCTTCGGCCTTCTCCCCGTTGAGCATGTTTTCCACATGGTAGAGGTTGTCGGCGATGCGCGTGTAGATGCTTGGCTCAATGTTTTCGAGCGCGTTTTTCACTGTCGGCGGCTCCGGTGGGTCGATGATTATGTCGCTCGGGCCTTTCAGTCCGTCCACGAGATTGTTGGCGGCTTTGGTGGGGAGCGCCTTGTTGACGCCTTCCATCACTTCATCCCAATTGTTTTTCCTTGATGATGTCATCTAGTGTTTTCCTTCCTTCTATCACGTCCATGACCTTGCGGTTCCATGGCGTGTCCGGCACGAGTATGCGTTGTTGTCCCTGATAGGGGCTGCCGCGTCGTACCAGTCTTCTGTTGGCTTGCTCCCAGTCGGCGTATGTCCATGGGAGGTCGAGCCATATCTGGTCTTTTATGAGGTGCTGTAGGCCGTCGACGCCGGTGCCCATGGATTGCGGGTTGGCGACTATGAGCCGGTATCCTTCCCGTTCTTGAGCGGTCATGGTGAGGAATGTTTTCGCGTCGGTGCATGGCGTCCAAACGCGGTAGATTTCGTCTCTTACCGCTTTGAACCGTGTCCATACGAGCAGTGGTGTCTGGTCTTCGCGTCTCTTGGCTTCACTGTAGACGGTTTCGAGTTTGGACACGCCGAACCGGTATGATTCTCCACGGTCTTCGGTCTTGTAGGCGAAGCCGTCGTCGAGTTGGGCGAGTTTGACCGCTGCGGCGCTCGCGCTTGCCGCGTACACGTCTTCGGCCAATTGGTGGGTGTTCGTCCACTGTTCTAACGCCATGTCCTCCTGTTCGGTTTTCGGCGATGGAAGCCATTCGACTTGCGGCAGAGGGTTGCCGCCGCGTCGTATGTCCAATACGAGCTTCTGCAACTGCTGGCACGCTTCCTCGACCATGGGCTTGGAGTACGTGTATTTGACCACGAGACGTCCTTGCACGCTCATAGTGTATGGCTTGCCGTATCGCACTCTGAAAGCCCCTATGGTGCGCCAAGAATCGCCCAACAGGTCCATCCTGTCCTTGGCGTGCGGGTACATGACCACGACCTGACCGTATAGGTCTTCCAAATCCTTCGGAGCGGGCGTGCCGGTCAGCATCAGCACGTCCTTGGCAAGGTCGCTGATGCACTTCACGACTTTGGAACGTCCGCTCCTAGGATTCTTCACCATGTGGCTTTCATCCACGATAAGGCTAAAACCGTCCGGTACTTCGCCCAGCTTGGCGGCCATATTGTAGGATACTACGAGGAAACGATAGTCTTCCGGCCATCCAATCCTCCGGTAGTCTTCGATGGTCAGCGCCTTGCCGTGCGACCATTGTGTGATTTGCGGCAGCCATGCGGTTTTCACGACGCTTGCCGGACAGATGACGAGAATATGTTCCGCACCGTCCAGTAGGTCCATGCTGCGTTTCGTCTTGCCTGTTCCGGCTTCGTCGAAGATGAAAGCCCTCATGATTCCTCCTTATGTGCTGCCTCCCATGCGGCTATGCGTTCGCGGCCTTCCGGCGTTTTACGCCAGTTGCGCCAAGTCTGATAGCTAACGCCATGCTCCAGTTTGAATTTCTTCTGCCATTTGCGACATGCTGCTTGGGTTTCCTCGCGATGCTGTTTCCGGTATCGCACCCAATAGTCGAGCATCTTCTCGTGGTTTTCGTTTATCCACTTCTTTTTGAGCTTCCGCTTGTGGGCGGCTTTTTCGGGCGTCATGTCCTTGTATTGGGTGACGGTCTTCTTCTTCTTGGCGGGGGGCATGGGCTTGGGTTGGCGCATCCGTTCGATGGCCTCCCAAGCCTCGGCGTCGAGATGGCTGTACAGGTCAGTCGTTTTCTTCGTCATGATTGTCTGTCTTCACGGCGTCTTCCACCATGCCGACGATGCCCTTCACCATGCCGATAATGATAAGGATTACCGCCGTGCCTCCCATGACCGACAGGCAGATGACGAGCATATACAGGAAGTTCATCATCAGTTCATGCATTCTTCTTCTCCTTCACGATGCTCAATCTGATGGCTTTCGAGGTTTTCTGGAATGGTTTCAGGTCGATTTCCGGATGCTGGCCGAACAGTGTCGCATAGTCGGTTGTCGTGCGTGACGTTTCGACGAGCCGTGCGACATGGCCGTCACAGTGGATGCGCTCGCCGGGATGGTCTGACAGCCACATGGCGAGCCGTTCCTTGGCTCTCTCGTACCGTTCCTTCGCCTCCAACACTTCTGACATCAGCGGAAGGCCTTCTTCCGAATCATTGTCATTCTTGTAGGCGTCGTACCACTTGTCCACCACGTCCTGTTCCATGATGTCGCTGACGAATACGATGTCCAATGTTTTCTTGATTTGTTCGGTGATGGCTTCTGGGGATAGTCGCTCCCAGTCGGTCGGACGTTGCGCGTAGATGATTTCGGCGAATTTCGCTCCGACCATGCGTGCTTCGAGTTGTGCCTGTGCCGAATACTGGCGGTGCTGCATTGCCGATAGGAAAGCGTATGACGGTTTGCTCCCGGTTTTCACTTCCACCGTATGCAGTACGCCGTTGCGGTCACGGTAGGAGGCGTCCAATGAGACGTGCATTCTGCCGTCCGTGTAGAAGCTGTTGTCATACCATGCGAGCTGTCCTGCCGCGAGGTCGGCGAGTGGCGTGTTCTTCGACGCCACGTCGAGTTGCAGGTGTTCGGCATACAGTTTGACCACCATCGGCTCCCATATGCTGCCGAATTGGATGGCGCTCTGCACAGCCGGAACGTCTGGCGGGGGGGAGGGCAGTTCGCCGGATGCGATGAAATGCGCGAGACTGGATGCGCCGACCGTGTTTTTGCGGGCTTCGAGCCATTGTTCGCGCGTGTCGTAAACGTGGTATTCTAGATTCTTTTCACCCATTTCGGTTCTCCTTCGGAATTGATTGTGAGTAGTTTGCACTGCCTGTTGGTCATGTCCCGCCAGTCTTTGACGGAAAGCAGCCAGTCAACGCCTTTCAGCCCGTAGACGAGCATGATGTTGGCGTTGTGTGCGGCCAGTTGCGCGAGTTCCCTGCGCTGGTCTTCGCTTGGCCGTCCTACGGTGCGTTTTAGTTCGATGAACCATGTGTTGCCGAACATGTCAACGACGGTGATGTCGGGGAATCCGTTGCGGGAGCGGCCTTCGGTTTTCTGTACGTACCAGCCGCGTTTTTCCAAGCCTTTTATGAGGCGGGCTTGAATGTCGGCTTCCAACGGTTCCTGTTTTCTACTGTTCAGGCGCATCGACGGCCCTCACCCACACTTCGTACCGTTGTGCCATCGTACGGCATGTGCGTGACTCGTATGTCCAGTCGGGTTTTGTCCAGCTGAGACGGTTTTTTCTGACGCTCCATGCGACGGTGTATGCGGTGTTGGGTGAGCTGTAGGTTTTGTATAGCGCCCATTTGCCTAAATGTTCTCCCAGCGCCTTGTTGAACCTGTTCGGCTTCCTATAGCCGGTGGGGGGGGTGTCTTGGAATTTCATCGTTCGGTCTCCTTTGGTTTGAAATATGCTGGCATGATTGATTTCGGCAGTATCCTGCCTTCGCGTTCCAACCGTTTCGCGTGCGGGAACAGCCAGCCGCGCGACACTCCAAGTGCCTTCGCGGCTTGGCTGATGTTCAGGCAGGTAGTGAGCGCGTCAATCATGTCTTCGTCACTGTAGTGGATTGGCGCGTTCACGGTTTAGAACTCCGGTTCCTCTTCGACCACACCCTTGTCGCTTAGGTGGAGCTGCGTGTAGGCTCCGAACTTGTGGGGGGATGGGGTGGTGTTCGCTTCGATTTTCAAAAGCTGCACGCCGGTCAGGAAGTATGTGAGCTTGCCTTCCTTGGTGGAGCCGATTTTGAATGCGACATTGGCCAGCGTGCCGTCGCCCGGCTCTTCCTTCAATTCCAAATCGTTGGCGTTCTGGTCCACGATGGACGGCCTCCACTTGGATGATAGGTTGATAAGCCACTTGCCGCGTTGCGGCTGTGTTCCATCCTTGAGGGTGATTAAATCGCCGTCCTTGTAACGCAGGTTGTCGCCGTTGGCGCGGACGCCCAACTGTTTGGCGGACGCGACGAGTTCCTTATGCACGTCGCCGTTCTTGGGGAACGAGAGCTGCAACTGGTAGTTCGGTTCGATGCTGCGCTGTTTTGCGGCGTCCGACTGGTATTTGTCTTTGATGTGGACGAATCGGATTTCGCCTACCGCTTCGATTTCGAGCATGTCTGCCATGATGTTTTTCCTTTCTGGTTACTTGAATTCTTCGGTGAGGGAAGGGGAGGGGAGGGGGGAGGATGATTTTCCATCATCGTCGGCAATGGTTGTCAGGCCGAGCAGGTGAATCAGCCCGTAACGCCTGTAGTAGGTTTCGAAGCTACCAACTTGTTGGGCTGCCGCAGCCGGATACGTGTAGCTGCTGCTCAACGCTTCACCGTTTTTCACCATTTCCATGAGGTTCGTGCCATCATGGTCTATTTCGTAGACAGCTACGGTGAGCGTGTTGTACACTGTCGGCATGTCGGTTTCCGCGCCGACAATCTCGCTCGCTCCCGCCGCGGTCCATCCCAGTCCGTTGTCGGCCATGGCCTGTTTGACCAGTGTCCAAATGTCGTTCAACGTGGCGTACTTGTACCCGTAGCCTTCGGTGGACCGTTTGGCCGCGCCTACCGCCTGTTGCACTGCCGCTATGCTGGTGAGTATGTCACTCATAATATCCACGCTCCTTCAGTTCGTTGTCGATTGCTTCGTCGGTCACGCACATGCATATGGCCTCCACCACCATTTTGTTGAAGTCCGAATGTGTTTGCGGCAACCATTCGTCGCGAACATTGCGTAGAATTTCATCAGCGCGTTCCAAACCGATTTTTCCGCCCAAATCTTTAACGGTATCGGCCATACATGAGGCGCGGCCTTTCAAATACGCCTCGAACGCGTAACGGTAGTCCGTATCGTTCAATTCTGCGGTTATGGCTACGATGGCGGGTACCGATTCACGGTATTCGGTGAGAGTGTAGGTGTTCACATCATGCAAGAGCTCTTTGGCTCTTTTGTCAAAATATTCGAATGGTTTCATTTATCAACCTCTTTTCTTGATTGTTTTCATCTATCATATCAGGGCGTGCCTTGCGACACGCCCGAAAAACCAATGATTCATACCAACCAATACATATTAGATACCATGACGCCCTGTTTGAGCAGAACGGGTTCCCCTTCAAGCCATTTCAGGCAACCGTGGGGGGTAATCAGCGCCACATGTCCCTGACCGCTAAAAACACGGTTGTCGTATCCGCTGCCAATCCATGCACGCACCATGTTTTTAGTGTCGCACTCATATGGGCCGTCTTCAAAATCGTAGGCAATGCCGTTGTGCGCCACGTACCCACGTTCCGTGCGGAACGGGTGACAATTTTCCGGAACGACACTACCATGTGTGGCGTATCTGAAATGAATCAGGCACGGTGCGTATTTGAGCCTATCCCAATGACTGAAGATGAAGCCCACCACTTTCAACGGGTCAACATTCTTGAATACCCTCAACCGTTCGCCATCCCACCAACTGACACCGCCCCCATCCGGGTTCGCCTCACTCATGGCTAGGATATCTTCGGGTTCCGGCATTGCACCGGGTACTGCTGTTACAATGACACACATTGTTGTTTTTCTCTTTCCATAATGGCGGGGGCCGGAACGTCCAGCCCTCGAAGATTTTTTCAGTCGTCAACGCGCGTGGCGGCAAGCCGCTTACGAATATGCGCGTAACGCTCGTTCAGTTCGGGACGCCCGGCACGCTTGTACAGGCGCAACGCGGTACGTTCCAACGGTTCCACAGTCGGCTTGCCGTGGGATGCGCGTGCGATACGACTGCGGATGATATTCTCGACTACCCGCATGGCCGCCACGTCATGAAGGCGCAGATATTCGTAGCCAGCCCAAATGTCCCCACAACTGTGCGCGTGGTATAGGTGGAAAGAGTTGAAAGCGGGGGCCCTGTCGCCCGTCATAATCATGGTTGTAGCTATCTGTACGTAGCGGTGCAATGGGCGTAGGTTGCGGGACGGGAGCGCGTAGCAGAGTTCCGGGGCCGACAAACGCTCCTCAACAAGCTTGCGGACACGCTCGCGGCGTTCCTCATGCCTACGGTATTCAAGCGTGGCGAGAGTCGTGTCGCCATGACTGTAGCGTGCGATACGCGAAGCCTCAACGTTGGCTTTGACGTTACGACGGATTTCTGCCGCGCGCTTCTGACGTTCCCGTTCCTCTTCGGCTTTCCGTGCCGCCTTGACGCTACGTGCGGCGGCGAGTCGTTCGTCAAGCGTGCGAAGGGGTGTATCGGTCACGTTGTCGGCCATGCATGAGGCATACCGTCCAATGAGACTCGCCGATACCGTGCCGCGGGGGTGCTTCTCGAAAAACCGCCACATGGCGCGTATCCACTTGACGGCCGGAACAAGCTTATTAGCGGTACCTTCATACCAACAATCGAACGTGCGCAATTCAATGGTATCCGTATGTTCGTCGTTGACGGCAGTGTGCTTGCCGGTGTAATCCCCGTGGTTGAGAGAGCACCAATAGTCGTCGCCGAGATGGCGCATGTTGAGTAGGCGGCATTGAGCCGCGTCCAGCCCACGTAGCGCCCAATACCAACGGCTCGCACATTGGTTTGGCGTGCGCGCCACGTGGATATGACCGCCCGAGTTCTCGCCATATTCACGGATGTCTTCGACAATTCGTTGCAAGTCGGGCAGCATGGACATGTTAAGGATATTGGTTTGTAGTTCCACCCCGTTCCGCTCTAGCGATTGGTCTTTGTCCCAACCGGCGATAATGTCAGAGTCTATGACGTTTCCCACGAAGTCATCGGACAGTTCTGACTCAAGTTCAATCTCAACGCCAAACGTGAACTGACTGCCGCCCACAAACGTGTAAGGGTAGGTGTATTCGTCGTCCTTGCCCGTTGCAAACATTTCATTGACACGGTGACGTGGGCAGTAGTAAGAGTTTTCCGAACCGCCGCAATACTCGCACAGCACAGCGTTACAACTGTAGTTGTCACAGCTATAGTAGTCGCTGCCGTCTAGGTCAATCGGCGTGCCGCATTGCGCGCACCATTCTGACTCGTAGTCAAAATCGGCGGCGGTATCGACGTGGCGCAGCTCACCGTTATGTAAACTGATATAGAAGTCGCTGCCGATTGCAACGCACTTGGCGGTTCCATCGGGCCACTTGGAACGGTATGCCTTAAACAGGCGCTGCGCTTGTCCATTACGTTCAATCCACTCGCAATATGGTTCGCCGCCGAGTATCGCTATCCTGTCAGCCATTGTAAATCACCTCGTTTAATAGATGGCCGATATGTTTTCGTGCCCTTGCGGGACTTGCACCCGCATGTATGCTGTCAGGGCTGGACTAGACAGTCCAAGAGTCGAAACGTTTCCGTGTCAGAGATTTTCGGCGATATCAACGTCTTGATACCGGGCGTTTCGACGTATATTTTTTCGTGGTCTGTGCACAACCACCGCACAAGGGTCTCCCCCTTGGTTGCCGTGACGTTGCCGGTCCGTGAGATGGCCGTTTCGTACCCGCGTGCCGCCTTGTTGTCAATGAACGTTTGTTTTTTTCATTTCAATCACCTCTTTTTTGTGTTGTTTATAATATACATCAATACGACTCTGCGAGTCAAGTCGGCGTGTCGCGTCACAGTTCATTGAGTACATACACTTTGCGCCATGCCGACTCGGCGCCGTCAATCTCACGCCCGTCCTTGATTGCCTTGCGCAGCCACGGCAACGTGACCCCCTTGAACGCGTCGTCGGTCTGCGCTAGAAACTCCTTGACGTGCCGCAACGTCGTGGCGCTCAAGTACCGCATACCGATTTCAACGCAGTAAACTTCGGTGTCGTCGTCCGTCTTGCCAACCGGCGTGACTACCGCCGCAATTGTGCCGTACGACTTAAGCACGAGCTTGGTGCCCCCGCTAGCCACGTAGCGTTCCACGAGCGCCTTTCCATAAAAAGACTGATGCCCGTCATACAGCGGTTGAAGTTCGAACGTTCCCTGATACTCCATTTTAATCACTCCTTTTGGTTTGTTATGGTTTTGGTTCAGGCTATCCAGCTGCTCGTGATGTCCGCGTAGCCCTTCGGGTCATCGGTCACGGTCAGTGGCGTCAGCTCCCCGTCGCGGTAGGCGTAGACCTCTCCCGCGCCGGTGACGAACACGCCCTCGCCGTTCTTGATGTATCCTTTGCCGTTCAGTGTCTTGTGCATTTGTTCTCCTTTGGTTGACACTTTTAATATACCGCACTTAGCACTATGCGTCAAGTCCGGCGTGTCGTGAGAATGGTTCTCAATCCCAACAGCACAAGTAAACCGCGTTAACTAATGAACATGGTCAACACGTTAACCAAGTGAACAGATGAACCGCGTCAACACATGAACACGGTTAACATATTAACCACGTCAATGAATGAACCGCGTTAATGAATAAACCGCGTCAACAAGTAAACACGGTTAACACATCAACGCAGTAAACAGATAAACACAGTTAACAAAACACAACAGCAGGGGGAGCACACCCCAACACCCCGGGGGGGGCACCCGAAAACAACACGCGCGGGGCCTCACCGCACGCCTCGCCAATTGCGCCGACGAGGGCGATGGGACTGGGCACCATCTGAGAGCCATTCTTTGGGGTCTTATACGGTCTTTCACGCCGAACCCTAGTACTTTTACCTTTCCACGCTGAAAGGCCCTCAGATGCGCCTTTATTCGATTCGGACGCATTCAGCAGCTGCGGCCATGCGACACGTCTCCTTGGATGGATTATCACTGCTCACTGTAATTCTCTTGGGACAATCCCTTGTTGTCTTCGACCAATTGGACGCCCCCCCACCAACCCACCGCATCACAGGCACCGCGAAGTTGTGTGCGAAAATCAGGCTTCGACCAGCTCGTACCTGTCTCCAGTCGCTTCATCGAACCTGCCGAGCCTCAATCCATATGCGGCGAGCGGTTCGTTCGCCAGTTTCTCCCACTCTTCTTCGCCATCGCCGTACACATCCTCGACCACTTCAGCCTCCTGCATGAGATTGCCGTCGACACGCCGAGGATACGAAAAAAAGGCGGCACGCCTAGAACATGCCGCCCGTGCATCATTCGCCGGCGCCCCGGCACGGTTGGTGCTCCCGCTAGCAGAGGGTGGTGCGCATCCTTGGAGAGGCGTTCTGCTTTGTAAATACCGATTGTACACGCTGAGCCTGTGGACAACTCAAGTTAGTGGCAATAAATTCTGTGAAAGAATTGTGACGGTTTAGTCGAAGTTGACACAAAATCAGCATCACAATTTCTTGACTTTTGGCGTGCCATGGTATATCACGCGCGCGCACGAGAATGACCCTCCCAAAACCCAATAAATGTAGTATGTAGGTGTAGGTAATAAGGGTATATAGGTTTTTTCCGAAGGACTATTTATATATATACGCGCGCGCGCGCGTACAGCCATCGGGATGCGAGCGTCAGGTCGAATCGAAAAAAATGCAAAAAAAAAATCCCAGAACACCAGCCTACATTTCCTACATCCTACATTTCCTGTGGAAACCAACGATTTCCGACACGCTGTAGGAGAAGGCTCGTAGCGAGTGTGCTAGGATTGAACCTGTTGAAATCCAGCATACCACAGGAGAAGACCATGAGCCACACATTCCGCAAGCCGCAGGACCCGCCCACGCTCGACATCAGACCATACCGGAACATCCCCAACGGCCTCGCACGCGAAGTCAACGGCCTCACCATGGCCGCCCAGACCAGCGAATACACGTTCACCGACGCACGACTCCAAACCATCGCCATGCCCGTCATGGACGGCACCGGAAAGCCACGCTGGGAAAACGCCTACTACGACGCCTTCTGGTCGCTCAGAAACGGCGACCTGCGCCTCGGCGAAGACGGCGACACCATGTACGCCCGAGACACCGACTGGCTCGGCGGCGACATGCCAAACACATGGCATCCAATCAGCAGCCTGTCCGAAGAATTCGGCTTCCCCACCGGCAGCCACGCAGTCCGCAACCTCGAACCCATGTTCCGCGCCGAAACGCTCAAACTCCCACGCCTCACACGCGGAATGCTGTTCGGCAGCACCGCCTTCCAAACCCAAGGCAAGCACGCCGTCACGGTCGGAGAAGCCGACGAAAACGGAGCATACCTGTTCGTTGACAACACCCCATGGCTGAACGACCGCAGGAAAACCGCCGAACTCGTAGAACAGGCCAACCGGTTCATCGCCCAGCTCACCGCCGACGATGCGAGCCGCGAAAACCTCCTACGCATGTTCGCAACCCCGTTCCTAGAACCATACAAGCATCTCTTCTACGTGTTCTACGGACACGGCGGCGACGGCAAAAGCTTCCTACTCGGACGCTTGGGCGACTCCTACCCGGACAAGGCCGGAGGCATCAGCATCAAAGCCCTCAACTCGCCCAGCGTGTTCGAAAGCGGCAATGAAGCATTGAAACTCGACGGACGCTATTGGACGTACGACGAGGAAGGCGACATGCTCACCGACAAGGACATGGGCATCATCAAACGCATCGCCACCGGCGACACCATCCACGCCAGAGGCGTCGGCCGTAACAGCGTCAACGTGCGCTCGCAGGCAACGCTCGTCATCGCAAGCAATCATCCGCTCGCCATCAGCAACGGCGACGCCAACATGCGTCGCCTCGTGCCCGTCATGTTCGCCGGACGCAAAACCCCGCAGCAGATGCAGCCGCTCGCCGACTTCATCGACCAGTACGGCATGACCCCGTTCATGCTCGCGAGCGCCATCCTTTGGGCCGACAAGCCGTTGGACGACGACATCCACCGCGACATCAGCTTCAACGACAGCGAACAGGAGCTGGACGAACGCGCCATGTGGATTGTCAACGAAATCTGTGAAAACGGATACGCCGACACGCGCCTCTGCCCATACATCGGCCACACAAGCGGCGACACGTACAAGATGCTCGGCGTCGGACTGCGCAGCAAGCGCATCGACGGAAAGGTCTGCTCCGTCCGCGTCGTCATCGACGAAGACCGTTTCGCACCATACCGCGAACGCTACGAACAGGAGCTCGAGGTAAGCCAACTTCCACTGCTCGAAGACCTGCCCGTACCAGAAATGCAGACCGACATGGAACGGCGCGTCACCGAATACGGCGAAATGGTCGACGTCAAAGCGCCCGAAGGCTTCAAACTCCACAAGGAGCCAACCGACCCGTCCAATCCGAAAGCCGTCCGCAACTGGAAGAACGGCAAGCAGGAGGATATTGTGGAAATCGGCCAAGGAGACGTGTACGCCGTCATCCCCCAACCCGGCAGCATCATCATCGACATGGACGCTCCAAAGGACGAGCACAGCCGCCACGGATACGACATCCTCCGACCAATGCTCGCACCGACCTTCATGGTGCATACGCCGACCCACGGTGGCATCCACGCCTACTACCGGCTTCCAGAAGGCTGGACCGGCAAGCTCAAGAACACCAACCATGCGGACGGCATTCCGGTCGATGTGAAGGTGGACGGACGCGGATACGTGCTCGGACCCGGTTCCAACATCGACGGCATCGGCTTCTACCGGCTCGTAGGAGACGAACTCGACGTGCAGGAAGCGCCGCTCGCACTCCTCAACTGGCTGGTCGAACACGGCTACGGCGTAAAACCCATGCCGAAGGCGACGCCAGTACCGTCCGGCTCGCCACGCAACGGTCATCCCGACCTCACGTCAGTGCCAGAAGGACGCCGAAACGACACGCTCTACCGGTGGGCTTGGGGACGCCTCCACAACCACGAGGACAACGAAGCCAACATCCACGACGAACTCAGGCTACGCGGACACGTCAGCGGGCTTGGAGACACAGAAATCGAACGCATCTGGCAGAGCGTGAAGGAGACGGCATGAACCGGCTGACAGGACTGAGAATGGACATGCTCGCACCTCCGACCGGAAAGCTGATGGAAGCCGCGAAACCATACGATGTGGACATCATGATGCGGGCGAGCGAAACGTTCAAAGGCGGAGTTCTATGCGAGTTCGACTGCGCCGTCTGCGCCCGCACGCTCGCCATCGTGGACACTTATCGCAAACGCTACCGCGTGTTCGACGATTGGACGCGCGTCTGCAAAGCCAAAGACATCGACGAAGCGTGCAAGGCGCTTCAGGAAATATTGGAAAGGAAGAAAACATGCGAGACACATATCTGGGCGTCTCATACGGAATCATCGTCATCACGCTGACCGCCATGCTCGCATGGGCATGGTACTGTGAATATGCGAACACGCCCGTGCACTACACGACGATACAGACCGTCGACGAAGGCGGCTACGAGCACGACTGCCTTGTCGCCACCTACAAGAAAGACATGGCAATTGACTGCATCCATCCAAACGATTGAAAACCAAGCCCGCTCCATGCAAGGCTCCCTCGGACATCTCCTACAAGGAATCCCAACGGACTCCGAAGACCCGAAGACCATCAAGGCGAGGATAGACCTGCGCAGGGCGTATAATGCTGCTACGGACATCGTGGAACTCGCGATGCGGCTCAGACTGGAAAGGCTGATATGAATTTTCGTACACGATACAACCACATCCGACTAGTGGAAGGAACAGACCCGAATGCGACCGGTACCGGAATGGGAGGCTCTGAAG